TTGTGGTTGCATCGACATTGCCTACGGTAATTGAACTTGGATAATAAAAATAATGCAGCTCTAAGCTATACCCATAATCCGGGGTCGGCCCAAGAATGAAACTTAATTCATTTGTGATTGTTTGGCCCACTACTTTGGGGCCGAATAACGCATAACAATAGGGCCTTCCAGTATTTCCAGAACCCGTTGGCATGGGGAAGGATTCGCGAATAAAGTTTACGTCTTTATTCAGCAGATAATAATAAGATCCGTCTGTATCAATTAAAGCAAAACTATATGTCGCTAAGAAATCATCCGGGCAACTTACATACGGGTTATTTTGAGCGCACACCCCAGTCATGTTTTTACGCAAACTTGGGAATTGGATTGTGTTAAAAATCCTTTGTTCCGCTTGGGTTGCAAACGTAGTCAGACTATCCGTTGAGAATGTTGTCTCAAGATAGTCTTGGATCTGCGTTTTGAGTTCGCCCCAGTTCACGCCATCGGCCCCCGACTCATCACGCCTTTTGTGGCGCAACCTGTGCCGCGCATCTTAATCCCTGTAGTCTTTACTCCGACATTAGGATTGATTGCTACGCCAGCCGTTGGTTGCCAATCTGGTTGCAAGTTGTAAGGCATCTCTTTGCCGCAATTCATTGATGGCTCAAGTTTTTTACCCGTCATCGTATGCGGCTCCGCATAGACCTCAGCAGGTCCAATCTCTTTGCCTTTGACCTTCATTGAGTATTTCATGGCTTATCCTTGGTTTTTTGCACGGGCAAGGTTTCTTCCCATCTTCTTCATCATTTCAGAAGTTGGACCGCCTTTGCGTAGTTTCTTCACATCTTTGTCAGGATGGGCATTCTTGCCCTTTTTCATGTGCTTCTTAAGTGCTTCCATCGTGTCCATATCAACTCCTATGAGGCTGTGACACTATTTAAAAGAGCTTGCCCTACAAGATGGTTAGGAGTCAAGCCGTAATCATTTGCTCTTGCGCCGCCGACAGGATTAAATCCCCATTCAATCACCCGGCTTCCTTCTAATGGGACACCGGTATATAAGGGGTCAACACCGACCGTGTTGTTGGTCTGCATCCCGTTATAGCCTGACTGGTAGTACGAGTTGGAATCGGGACGTGGATTCCTGACTGCTTGCGGGTCATTGACCGGATACATCCCCAACTGTAATTGCGGTTGATCCGGTTCCCAGCAAGTTGGGCATACCAGTATATTGACATTTTTTGTCTTGATTGTCAGCGGTTTTAATTGCTTTAGCTTGTAGCGAAACCCGCAACGATCACATTGCGATATCGCATACTTACCACTGGCAAACTGATTAGGCATTACCGCCTGTTCCTAAGAATGACTGTCGGGGGACAAACCTAATAGGAGCCTTCTCCCGGTCTTCATCAGCGGCTAATTGCCATGCTTCATCGTACATGGCTTTTAGCATGGGCATTCTTTCCATGGCCTGCGGGATTTTCATGGATAGCTTATAAGCCAATCCCGCCGTTAAGGCTTCTTGGAACCGGAAAGGAATATCTTCCACGTTAATACCGTTACCCGCATCTTGGAGTCTTCTAAGCCTCCAGTAAATCAAATAATAGTAAGGCGTTGTGATTGACCCTTGATCAGGCGCAGGCCAGACCGTGACGTTTGGAAACTTCGTATTGGTTACGGCAGCGCCCGAACTATGAGACGCAGCCGTTGTATTGTTCTGCCCACGGACAACATTATTAAGCGTTGCATACGCCGATACCCCGGTTGCCACATTTTCAGCTTGCGTAGAGGTTCCATAGTAGTACACCGTCTCAGAGTCAATGTTAGCGTAACCGGCATATGGGATGCCGTTTAAACTCGTCATGGGGATGGTTGTGACTGACGAGTTGATGGTTGCGGCCAAGGTTCCTGTAAAGGTGTAGGTCTGACCGCCTTGGCGGTCAATGTAGATCTGGATAGGTCTGCCTGTTGCTAGCTTATTGGGTATCGTGGAGTAAGTGCTTACTGATATACGGCTGATGTTAATGTCAACCTGATTGGCGCCTGTCCCGGTTCTGATGATGGTTTCCACCAGATCTACCGTGTTAATAGGAAGCGGGTAAGTAATCTGATTCGCCATCAACATAATAGAACCTTGTTCTAAGGTCCACATATTGATGCCGCGATTGGCCCATTCAGTAAGCATGAGGTTTAAACTTCTCCGCGCCGTTCTTAAGTCATAACCAGACCTAAGTTCTGTGCCGCAGCGTTCAAACGCCTCTTCCACTAACTCGTTTAGGTTAGGGTTGAATGTGGTAGTTCCTGTGGTACTCATTTACCTACCTTCCGAAATGGGGCCACCTTTTTGGCAATTGCTTTGGGTTGGGCAACAAACTGATGCCCTTTTGACTTTCCCGCTCGTTTAGCTCTAGTGGTGGCTGCATATTCTGCGCTTGAAAGAGATTTGATCGCCGCCTCTGGAAGATAGCGTTCCCCAGTATCAGATGACTTTTTGCCACTCTTAGTCCTCCATTTCTGGTCACCCCAAGCTTTGAGGGATTGTTGCGGAGCTTTCATCAGACGAACTTTCCTCTGGTCTTTCCACGCTTTGCAATACCATCCGCTCTGGATGATGCAGACTTCACCTTGCCGCCTTGTTTAAATCTTCTGGTGTAGCCTAATCCAATCATTGGCGAAGCAAAAGACATTTTTTCGCCCTTGCGCTTTCGCGCTTCAAGATCGGCATAAGCTTCAATATCTGACTCTTTATCAAGAGGCATCTTATAACTTACCCGCCCTGAAGCACCCGCGCCGCCCTGACCAATATCAACATTAGTTAATTGCGCTGAAAGACGATTCTTCTTTTCTTCGTCGGTCTCATAAGGGTTAGTCACGATAACCTCCACCGGCTTCTTTATATTTCTTAGCTACAAGTTGTGCCTTCCTCGCGGACCATTGTCCTGCGCCTGTGCCATGTGTAGCTGCGGCTTTTACTTGAGCAACAATACGCTTACGAAGCTCAGGCTTCGTATAGTTACCTGCTTCATTAACAGAGCCACCTTCTTTGAATTGAAGAAAGTCCGTATTATCCCGGCGTTTCATCTTTCTTGCCTTGGGCATTTTGCTTGAGCTGATTGCACCCATTCCACGGGATGGCATCATTTCGTTGCTCCTGACATGATTCCTACATCCGCTATTGGACCGTAAGACCGAGTGTATTCTGGCGGAGGTATGTAGAAAAATCCACCTATTTCTGGCGGGGGGACATCTGGGTAACCATAGTCAATGTATTCAGTAGGCTTTTGTTCTGATACGGGTAACAAAGGAAAAAAAGGAGCGCTAGGCACAGACGGTTTGATTGTCGTTGGTTTTGTTGTTGTCGTAGTTGAGAGTGGTGTTGTTACAGGAAGTTCTGGAAATCCAAAAATTGATCTAATTACATTTTGCTCAAACGGCGTAAAAACAAATTCACCCTCGGGAACAATTGACGTTAAAGGGTTTTCTGTTTTAACAGGTTCAGGAACTTCTACATTAATTGGCGGAGGGCCTTCGGGGGCTATTGTTGTAATGTTTGTCGGCGTTGGTATGGACGGTCCTTTGTCCTGCGTCGTTACCGGCGTTCCTATTGGAGTATATGTTTGCACCCCTGTTTGAGTTTGCGTGGTTAAAGTTGGCACTACTGGAGTCCCCAATACAGTGCCTGTTGATGGGTCAAACAACACATTTGTCCCTGTGCTGACGGATGACCCTTGCAGGTTAATTACTTGCGGTATCCCTGTTGATGTGCCAATCAAAGCCGTGCCTGCTGTGGGGTCTACGCTAATTACAGTACCAACACCAACATTCTGTTGCTTTGTGTTTATAAACTGTTGCGCCCCAGATGGATTAATGATTGGCACTAATACAGGTAATTGTGATGCCGTCAATTTTGGAGGAACTACGCTTTTTAGCAAATCTGCTTGTGTTAAACCAAAGTCATTTTGGATTGTTGATACAGGTATATTTATGCCACTCAAAATTTGTTGATTAACAGGTATCTTAGACCCTTGGCTCAACGTATTATTTTGAGTCGTGGACAGATTAGCCCGATCTACGGTTGCTATTTGTTGATTTGGCATAACCACTAATGCTTGGCTATCGTTGAGGCCAATCACCGTGCCTAACCCAGCCAGAGGATCTACTTTCAATTGATCTATTGTTGTTACAGGTCTTCCACTGTCATCCAATACTGTAATGCTCGGAGATACAAAACCTTTTCCAAGAATTACTTGATCACCAACATTTAATTGCGCTGTCGCTACGCCTTGAGTTGCAGTATCGTTTCCGTAATTTGGAGCAAACATTAAATCTCCAGACGGTGTCGTAATAAATACACCTCTGTCGTTGCTTGCCAATACGGTTCCTGAACTGAGATCCCCTGCCACGCCATTTAGATCAATACCTTGGGCAATATTGACTGCCAATCTGCTTGCTATATCGGCACCATTTACGGTTGTTCTAGCGGCTGTTGGGTCTTGTTGCGTTACAACATTAAGCGCGTTATTGAGCAAATCATTGCTTGATAGTGTTATTGGCTTACCATCAGCTCCCGTCAGCGAAAACGTCTGACCATCCAAACTTACACCATTTACTGTATAACCAAACTTACTTTCGTTGTTTAAAATTACATCAAATACCGATTGCACCGAATCTGATGTATAACTTTCGCTTGGTGTTACGGGCAAATTAGATGGGCCTGTTAATTGCAATCCGGGGCCTATCCTGTATTCAATTAAAATTGGCTGGCCTTTGCTGTTGGTTACTATTTGATTTTGTTGATTCGTTAGCAATTGCAATTGCGTACTTGGAGCGGCATCTAATAATTCCCACATTACATTCTTTGATGTTTTGCTTGGGTCTGCTCCGAGGGCTGATGTCGCCGCAGCAATCGGCCCAGTTGTAAAGATTGCCTCTACAGCCGTTCTGCCAAGATCGGCATTTAATGGCTTTCCTTGCCATACGTTTGACAACACTTTCATTGCTGGCTCTTCTAAAACTTCTTGTGTTGTTTCCCTCGCAACATTTGCTACTACTGCATTCAATTTACCAATATTTGGGATTGGCAACATTTGTAAACTGAAAGCCGTGCCAAGAGATAGCGCACCAGCTTGACGCATCGACATCGCTGCACCTGCGGCTGCTTTGATATCTAATTCTTCTGAACTTAAACTTGGGTCTTGGGCTTTTAATGTGTTGCGGATGGATGTATAGGTGGCATTTGCCATATCTTTTAGATCTGACTGCGCCACCGTTGAAGCTGCCCCAGCCCCAATAACATACGCCGCGCCCGTTGAAGCGCCTAACATTTGCGCCCCTTTGAATGCTGCCACGCCGGGGATCAATGACGGTACTGTTGCCACAATCCGTTCAGCAAGCATTCTTGGATTATTTGCATAGGCGTCCACAGTTGCCATCGCCTGTGCAATTTGTCCTTTATCTGCGCCTATTGCTGTCAGTTGTTTTTCTATGGCCTGTTTAGTTTCTGCCCATTTTGGGTCTGCCGCTGCCTGAGCGGCAGATATTCCTTGTTTAAGATTTGACGCCCATTCTGATATAGGGTTATTTGGGTTTCCGTTATATAACGTCGCAAACAATTCCGCAGGACTTGATACGGTTGTTGCGGTTCCCTTGAACAGTTCTCCAAGCAAATTGATGTTTGTTTTTAATGTGTTTGCAACATCACGCACGGCTTTGCTATCTGAAGACTCCATTTTTCTTATAGTGTTTGTGACCGCATCCATAACACGCGAACCAAAATTTGTAATGTTTTGTGTCACCGTAGTAGGAGTCTCTTGCGTTATTCCCACACCAGAAACATCTATTCGCGGGATCATTTTCCCATCAACATATTCATAGGTCATCCCTTTGCTGTTATACCCCGTGATATCGCCACGCGCATTTTTTACTAAGGTTGCTCCAGCAGGTATGTCAAATGAATTGCCTTGACTATCTGATAACTTGTATGATGTTTTTGTAATTGTTTTTTGGATATTGTCCCAATCTACTGAATACGGAGTCCCGTATTCCGCGCCTACTAAATCCATTTGATATTGGTTTGGCCTATTAACACTTGCCATAATTTCTGCAATTCTGGCGTCACCGGTTCCTATTGTCGGCCTTGTAAAGCCAGCCATTAACTCGGCAACACTAGCATCTCCGTAGGGTCTAACATCTGCCATAGTCCCATCGCCGTATCCATATATATCAGATAAGCTATACATCGTGCCGGGACCGACTGATGCATATTGACCCTGACCTAAATTGTAAATATTGTTTGCTTCTAGGAAAGACATTGCATCCAGCCCTGTCTGCCCCAGCGTTGCATTCCCTAAAGCTGGCGTGACCTGTACTGATTCATTGAATGCACCTAAATCAACTGGCATACCAATGTTGTAATCCACCCGATCTGCATCAATAGCGCCGATGTTTGCGCTATTCACCAGCAAGTTCCCTACTTGCGACTCATTCACTAATTGATTTACGCCGGTATATAAACCTTGAGCCGCGTTGGCGACTGCATTCATGTTTCCGCTTTCTATAGCTTTTACAAGGCGCAATGCCGATCCCGCAGTTTGTAACTCCGAACTCCTTGTTAAAGCACCTGCTGCTGTTAATGCTCCCGCGTAATCACCTTGGGCTAACCTATCAATAGCTGATGCCGTATTAAGTGCATCTAGCATGGTGAACCCGTCGCCCAGATCTATCTTGCCTATATCTGTACCTACCGTACTTCCCGCAATTGTTGTAATTGCTCCAAGAATATTGCCTTGTTGTACAGCATTTGCCACATTGACGCCGGTTTGCACCATAGATGCCGTTGCCGCGTCAATTAACCCTGTATAGCCTCCTATCCCTGCAACACTTGCGGCGATAGCTAATGGGTTTTTGCTTGCAATTGCATTGACTGCATTGACTGCCATCGTTATTGGCGTTAATGCGCCGCCTGTTACCACATTCAAAATATTCAATACTGGCCCAGCCTGAGCCAACATTTTGATAAATCCGTTTGTTGAGTCTTCGCCAAACGTGCTGATTACTGGCTTGCCAGAGGCGTCAAAATTTAGACTTGCATACGTTACTCCCGGACCTTGACCCCATCCACCAAGATCCACTGTAACTTCTTCGCCCGTCTTTTTGTTGTATGTTTGTTGTACTTGATTTGTGATAGGCAATGTATAAATTAAATTGCCTTCATAATCTGTCCCAAAATTCAACTTTTGCGTTTCATCAGCGCTCAGGTCTCTAAATTCTGTATCCCCATTTGCATTCACGCCTGTCACAACTTTTAATACATTGCCTTGATCCGTACCAAATGCATACACTGGCGCATTGGTCGTTACATTGACCGTTCTTTGCCCTAAGTCATTTAAATCCTGAATGCCTGTTCGCTCTATAAGTCGTGTCGCTATTTGCTGAAGCATTCCCTCAGTTCCAAAGCCAGCGCCACTACTTTTACCCGACTTTGTTGTCCAAGCACCACCTGATGAGTTTGGATCTATATATCCTCTTAACTGATCGGCCAGCCTTTCTGTAGGCGAGAGTTGACTGTAAGCTTCTACTTTGCTTAGTAGTTCTGCTTGCGTTTCTTTTGTGCCAATTAAATCAACCGCCTTTGACAAACTTATGTTGTTGTCATTTGCAAAATCAATAATCTCGCTATAACTTAGTTGTTTGTCTTCCCCGGCATATTTGGGCAAAGCTGTTTGCAACCGATATGTATTTAAATCGGTTGACTTAATACCAAAGATGCGGTCCATGTCAGCATCTGATAGCTTGGCTTCTGCTTGGAAATCCACCACTTGTTGTGGCGTTAGATTTGTAAGCCCTGAAGCTGCCTCCCGCCATTGACGTTCTTGTGGCGTGAATTTTTCCTCTGCTTTGAGTGATGTAACTAAGTCGCCTTTGTCTTTACCAAAATATCGTTTGACAAAATCGTCAATGCTCATATTTGAGCCATCAATGACATCCAGTATTTCATTCAGTGTTAATTTTTTATCTGCGTTTGCTTGGCGTAGCTTACCTGTTAACCGCACATCCGTTCTGTAATTTGCCAAATCTTCTGATGGAATGCCTAATGCGCTTACTGCTTGTTGGTCTGTTAGCTTGTTTGTGGTAATAAAATCCGCGATATCTTCATAAGTCAGTGGGTTTTCTTTTGTAAACTGACTTGTAAACTTGCCATAATCTTCACGCAAGTCTCGTTGTTCTGGCGTAAATTTACTTTCGTTGGTAAGGCTTGTGACTAAATCAGATTGATCTTTGCCAAAGTATTTGTTGACAAAATCACCAATGCTCATCCCAGATGTACCTACTTCATCCAAGATTTCATTTAAGGTTAAGCCGTCTTTTTGTTTATTGGTTAACGATGACCGGATAGAAACATCCTGATCAAATGACTTAAGTGCGGCTGTCGTGTCAGCTTCTTTAAATCCTAAGAGATCGTTTAAACCTGCTTCAGGATTAATGCCTTGTGTCCGTAAACTATTAGCAATCACTCCAAGATTGCTTTGAACCAAATTTTTAAATTCGGCTTCAGTTTTACCGTAAAACTTTGCAAGATTATCCAGTTCAATCCCGCGATCAATAGCCGTTGAAATAGCTTTCGGGAAATCGACCTGATTGGTCTTTGGATCTATTAGCCCAACAAAGATGGACCGATCCTTCTCAAAGACCAAGTTGTCTGTGGTCAGGGAAGGAAAGGTTGTTTTGAGTGCGTTAGCTACGTCGGTGTACGAAAGATTGTTTGTGTCTGCCCAATTGATAAGCTTGCCAACGTCTAAGGTGCTGGTTGTTTTTCCATCAGCCGTGGTTGTATTAATGAAACCTTTGGTCTGGTTTCTTATATCTTCAGCTTTAAGCTCATTTACTGTTTGACTAATAATAACGTCAGCAACGTCTGGGCGAATACCCTGCTCGGCGGCAATCGCCCTAAGATCTTCAATCGTTGCGCCGTTGGAAAGTAAATTAGTAACCTTATTCTGAAAAAACCCCTTCATGGCTGACTCATAGTCATCCATGGTTTTATTAACCCCAAACGCTTTGTTAACAAGACTCAGCGTTTCTTCCGGCGACCATTTATTATTGATGGCCTCCATGATGACGCGATTGTCTAATGTCTTTGCATCTGGGTTATCAGAGGCGACTCTTTCTCTGAATGCATCCGCTTTTTGGGCAAACTCTCTGTCGGCAATTTCTTTTTGATATGACGTAGAAAATGACGCTCTTTCTTCTGGTGATATCACATCGCCAAACTGTGATGCGTATTGACTTAATTCGGATGGTGTTGGTGCTCTTCCTAAGATTTCTTGGTAAAGAGCACCTATCCCGGTTTCTGATCTTGATTTAAATGCTTCAGCAGCTAGTCTGTCTGCCTCTTCTTTTGCCCTAACGTCGTAATAGCCATATTGTTTGATGGCCTCAATATCTGATCGTGGAGTTCCATAACCCCTAAGCTGTTCTTCTGATACCTTTGCTCCGACAAGCCAATTAACTTTGTCCTGAGTGCCTAACTGGAACCAATTAGGCGGTAACTCAACACCAACGCTTGCGGCCTTTTGTCTTGATTCGTTTTCTGCGGCAATTCTTGCCGCTTCTTGTCTAGCCGCTTCTTGTCTAATAGCTTCTTGTCTTTCTGCTTCTTGTCTAGCGGCTTCTGCTGCAAGACGCTGTCTTTCGGCTTCTTGTCTTTCAGATTCGTCGAGGACTCCATAACCATTTGATCTCATCCAATTAATATCAGCTTTAGAAACCCCCGCAGCTTCAAGATCAGATGGCTTGATGTTGTTTTGGTTATACCAATTGATTTTTTGACCAGAAGAAAAAGAACTCCAGTTGGGTGGCAGCGCTTGCCCGCCGACATAAACAGTGGCTGGTTCGGAAGGGGGTTCTGGTTGAGAAGGCTGAGGAGGATACATTCCTCGAATGTCATTCGCGCTGTATCCTGCATTGACAAGATCTCTTACCACCCAGCTTGGTATACCCAAGTTTTGGGCGAGCGATGTAACGTCAATACCTTCTTGAGAAGGCGCTGACTCTTCAGCCGCTAGTCTTGAGACGCGCTCGGGTTCTCGCTGTCTTGGTGGCGAATAGCCATTAGACAGCATCCAGTCAATATCGGATTGCGGTACTCCAGCACCTAGAAGTTCATCGACGGTTGTTCCGGCGGCATTAAACCGACGTATTTTTTCCGCAGCCCCTGATGGCCCGGTTAGACTAAACCATTCATCGTCAAGGGTAGGGAGTGCCACATATCACCTAGCAATACATGCCGCCCTTGTTCATCTTAACCATCGTACCTTTGGTTTTGCCTTTCATGGCAATACCATTCATGGAAGGGGCGGCGGTCTTCACGGAGCCCATCTTGGACTGCATGACCGACCCTCCTTTTTTCATCCCTTTCATTTCG